ATTTTGAACCGATCAGGCTATTTATTGCTTTTCCTATGACTCCTCCTCTTGCGCCGAGAGAATTGTTTGTTTCAGAGAATGAAAGTGATATTGATACCGGCTTTTGTATAATGTGTTCTGCTGCCACAGATCCATTTTCCAGCGCCTGATTTGTTATCGTGCTTGAGTATGTGTGCATTTCGCTCTTTTTTACGTCAGGCGTGATGGATTCTTCTGCGAGTATAAATGATGTATATGGCATTATTTCCTCGGCTTGATCTATCGCTTCGGTACCGTAATACTTTTTGACAATTGGAAGAGCGTTAGGAGATATGTACCTAATGAGAGCTGCCTTTGTGTATTTTTGTATTAAGTTTGAAATTCCAAATCCCATTTATTCCTCCTTATTGCTCAAATGGGTTAAATCCAGTTGTGTTTAGGACACCACGTCTTAATCCACTTTCTGCCGCATTTCCAACCGTTGCTGGATCTGTATTTCCATAGAAGTATAGATTTTGGCTGAATGTGTTTGTTGTTGGACCTGATGGAATTACTGCGTTTTCCCATCTATTATTTAAATTCCCAATATCGCCTATTGCCTGGGCCATTCCTGCTCCGGCCTGTCTTACCCAGAAAGCTGGATTTATCCAATTCCATCGGCTTTTTCTTCCAGACATGACATCGGCCATTTCCTGATTTGCGTCTTCAACAAATCCTTCGGAATCACCCTCCGCTATTCTTTTCAGAATTTGGTATTCTTCAATAAGGGCTGTTACTGCAGCGGCAACCTTTAGGATAGGAGCAAATGAGATATGAAGAGCTGCTCCGAATGCTTTTAGTGAATTTATTACCTTTGTTCCTGTCATCAGAAGAAGTGCGCCTGTGACAAGGTTGGCAGATACCTTTACACCGTCAATTTCAACACCAAATTCTTTGAAGTATGGCTGAAGGGTATCTTTCACATATTTTCCCAAAGATTTGACGATAGAAAAGAAATCCTCAAATCCTTTTGCGAGTCCTTTCCCGAGAGTTGTTATCTCTTTTATGAAGTAATCATTTTCTTCAAGCCACTTTGTCAGGTCTTCCAGCTGTTTATTAAATTCAGGAGAAAGGCTTACGAGTGCTTTTTTCTTCATTGAATCAAGCTTTGAGAAGAATTTATTCATGTTCTCGGCATATTGGTCAGAAAGTCTCACTTCTTTTTCTGATAGCTTAAATCTGTCCGCTTCTTTGAGAAGCTGAAGTACACCGCTTGCTCCTCTGCCTTTTACTAGAGCCAAGAAGTCTTCAGACAAACCAAGGTCTGCTATTGACCGAAGAGCGCTAGTCGTGTCCATTTTACTTAGTCGGTCCATCCAGTCGATTATTCCTGACTCGGAAAATCCTTTTATGCTTTTTAGGTTCTTGATGTCAGATATAATTGATTTTGCGCTTACGCCTGCTGCGTTGGCTGTGTATGTCCATTTTTGCAGAGCGTCTGTGCTTAGTCCTGTTGTTTTTGATAGGTTCAGTAGGCCCTGTGACTCTTTAACAACCCTACCCGTGAAGAAGTCCATCACTCCTTTTGCTATAGTAAATGATTTCCCGATAGTGTCAGCCATTTTGACGATACCGGATAGGCCTTTTTCTACGGCATTGATAGCCGATAAAGATGCTTGATCTATCTTAAATCCCAGACCTGTTAAAAGTTCATTAACTATTGCCATTATCCAAAATACTCCACTTCTTCGTTTTGACCCTTGATTTTGTTTTCTACTTCCCGATCTACGTATTCATAGAAGTCTGCGAGTTTGCGTGCCTTTACAAAAGTTTCAACATCTATGTCTCCGTTTGCTAGACCTTCAAAAGGAAGGATCTTGTGTTTTACGACAGGATAAATTACCGCTTGCGTCCTGAAGTGGTCGGGTACTTGGATTGTTCTTCCGTCATTTTCTCCCCGATCTGGTCCATTATCCCCTTCAGAAAAGACGGCAGATATTCCCCCAGGAGAACTTGTGCGGCTTTAACCAGCACCTCCCAGATATCTCCTTTGTTTTCGTCCCTTCCAAACCAACCTTCGATTTCTGTCTCGTCAGATAAGAATTTGTTTTCTGGTGTGATTACCCGTTCCAAAATCTTATTTTTGATCGGCTTGATCGTTTGTGGGTTAATGCTTTTGAATGCTTCTCCAAGTCTTTCATCGCTCACTTCTTTACCGCTTTTCGCGTCTTTATACATTGAAGCGATCTGTGTGATAAGACCACCACAATTTGAAATGAACTCGATTTGGAGGTCGAGGGAGTCAAGAACAGAAAGCATTTGCACTTTGTATTCTTTATCCCCGACCAGAATTGATTTAATTTTTCCTGCCATTTGTTTCCCCTTTCATGACATTACGCTTCGACAAATTCCGTTGCGACAAACGTGTATTGGATTGTCCCTTGAGTCTTACCTCCGGTTGATAATGTATCCGGTTTTGACACCAAGGCGTTTGTTAATGTGTATTTCACATTGGCTCCGGTTTGCAGCAAAACCAAGTTCGGCGTTGACATAATTTGCTGAAGGTCAATCGCGGCCTTGAACAAATCATTTGAAGGACTTGTTTCGCGATAAGCTGCCGTAATTTTAATCCCTTGAACGGTTGCGATATTCAGACCCCCGTTGTCGGTTCCTTCCGTGATATCAACTTCTCCGCCGATTTTTTCTACAGTGATGCTGGTATCAGGAGCGAACCCCTTTGTCTCTACACCATTGAAGATAAGCTTCGTATTTTTTTGGTTATAAATTTCTTTTCTTGCCATTGTTTCCTCCTTTATCCTTCAACATCCACGTTGATAGCAATTGAACCCATCCACCCGGAATCCTGGACCGTGATTGTGAGCGGTGTTCCGATGTGGCTAGCGCGTTGTGCTGCTGTCGTAGCTGCCAAGTCTTGGATTTCAATTTTGCAAGCCGGGAGCAACGAATATCCGCTTTCGGTTGAGTCATCTTCTACCAAACGGTCAGCAAACGAACCATTCTTTTGGTATTTGTTGCAGATTTTAGAAGCCGCGGCGATCAACTGATTCTGTCCGTTAATCGTGTATGCGATTTTCTTATTCCGCAAGAACGTGTTCAGAATTTCGATTTCCAATTCCGAGATAAAGTTACAGACGTTTACCCATGCATCCGTTGTCCATGCACTACCTGATTGGACGCCTTCCCGGAAGTACTTGAGTGTTTGTCCTACGATTCCAGTAATTGTGTTAATCCGGCGAGCCTTCAGAGTTTCGACATTGGATTCAATGTTCGGGAAGTTCACGGCTGCGATTCCGTCCGCGTCTTTGAATTTTCCGGCGATGGCTTGGTCTTCTGAATTGTAGTTCACGGCCAAGAAGTTTGCCAGGTACGAGATTTCCGGATATACTTGTTGGTTGTCATCGTATGTGAAGCTGGCTGTATTCCATCCGTTGTTCATGGCTTTGTATCCGTTATTGGCTGTAGAAGCCGGATCGAAAGCATTCGGATTGTTTGTTGCGTAGGCACCGACAGCACGGAATGACCGAGCATTTACCCAAGCTGCTGCCGCAAGCTGATCCGCTGTGTCGCGGTATTCACTGTCCAATACCCATCCGTAGAAGAAGTATCCGGCTTTGTCTGCCGCGTCAGCAATTGCTTGCAATTCATCAGAAATGCTTCCGGATGTGTATCCGTCTGCAATGCTTGCTCCTGAAGCTTCTGTTAATCCCAACAACGTTGCAACGTCTGCTCCAGAAGAAGGAGATGACGCATAGCTGATTGTTTGAGAGCTTCCTGTACCTGACGATTTGATAATCAGGTTTCCGTTATAAACATCGCAAGAACCGCTTGAGCTTAATGCCGTATTGATTAAAGAGGCAACGCTAGCGATATCCGTGACGGACGAGAAGTCTATTTCAGAGAGTTCGACAACGTTTCCGTTGATTGTGATACTCATAGAACCTGCCGTTATACTTGTCAATGAAGATGGGTCACATCCGGCAGAGAGCAGGTATGCAGGCTGGCTTTCTTCAAAAACACGTGCAACAGCGATCCGGGCCGGACGCTTTGTTTTAGAAAAGAAAGCATTTCCTGCCCACCAGACGCTATCGCCTGCGGTGCAGATCTTATTGAATGAATCAGCGGTGCTATAAAGAGCCACGCGGTTCCCGTGAAGGAAATCCACATTCGGCGTGCATAAGCACATGATTGTCATATCTGTTCCGACAGCGACTTGCGCCCGTGAGAGCGAAACGCTTACGTCAACAGAAATCGGTAGTTTATTTTGTTTTTCGGCCATTTGTTCCTCCTTTATTTTTTATGGTAGCCTTGCTTTGTTAATTCTTCGACCGCCTTTTCTTGGCTGTCATATTTCGCGCGGTCGGTTTCGAAAGAATTGTTTTCGAGGTATTGGACCAAACCGTTCTCACTAATCAGAACAGAGTCGTTTCCGTTCCAAAGAGTAATCTGTGCGTTCTTTACCATTGAGTTCCTGGCACGCTTCAGGTTGTCAACCTTGTCGGCTTCGCTGTATGCGATTGCTTTGGCCTGTGCAGGATCTGTGACGGTCTTTCCTTGAGGTGTTTTTAACGCACCTTCCTCGAATTCTCCCATAACCTTACCGAACTTTCTCTCGGCCTTTGTTTCGTTGATGATCCGAGGCTTGCTTTTGGCATATTCGGCCAGCGTTTCGTTGCCTATATTTGTCGGCCATCTGAGTTTTGTAAAGTCGGATTCTGCCCAACCAATTCTTTTAAGTTCATACATCAGTCGTGAGAGGTTAATTTCCTTTCCTTCCTGTTTGTATTTTTCCTTTATTCCTTCAATGTCGTCAAGGAATCTTTCTTGGGCTGATTGGTTCCCGGTTTTTTTATTCCCGACTTTCTTGGCACCTTTTGCAGAAAGAGACTTTTCGGCGTATTCTTTGTCCCATAATTTTTGTTTCAAGAGAGTTCCGTCTTTTTTTGTATATATCACGGTCCCATCATCTTCGACTTCTGCAACTGTTCCGTCTGAATATTCCCATTTACTATTACCTATTTCTTCCTCGGCTTTTTTCGTCAGTCCTTTGAAAATGGACCATTCCTGTTTGTCAATGGATTCGTTCCCGGTCTTTTGCTTCAAGAACGAGATGGCCTGCGACTCCGTAGGGAACTTTTCAATACCTTTTTCTCCGCTAGAAAGGTTATAAGCGGCAAAGTATAGATTATTCATCCGTGTGATTACGCCGCTTCCGTTTTTACCAGAGATGTTTGTTTCCTTCACATTTTCGTTACCGGTCTTCGTTCCTTCTTCTTGAGCCTTTTTCAATTCTTTTTCAAGGTCGTCTATTCTTTTGAGAAGCTGTGCCGGAGGTGTTTCCCGTTCATGAAAATAGTCTTCCTTGGCATTTTTCAACATATCGAGGTCTTTTTCAATTTCCTCAATGTTTCTGTTTCCGGTTTTAATGAATTTCCAGTTCCTCATGGCCACTCCTTATTTTAATCCGTTTGCCCATTGTTTGAGGGCGTCAATAAACCTTTGGCAATCTTTTACCTTTGCTTCAGCTTCCCGTTTCAGTTTTTCCAATTCACGAACAGTTGCCATTGCGTCAGACTTACCTTTGAAGTCATATCGCCCTAATTCAACAGGATCGTACATAGAACCTGTTCCGTCATCGTACAGGTTTAATTCTCCTGAATTACTTGCAGATAATGAGATTTCACGGTTCCCCACCTTTGAGTTGCCTACTTTCTTTGCGAACTTCCGCGCTTCTGCCTCGGTGTCGAACTCTTTCGATTTCGTTTCGTTGGCGTACAGAACAACCCAGACATCTCCGTCCTTCAGAACAATCGCTTCGTTGCACACTTTGGCATTCCCGGTATAGTTTTTGGCTTCGCGGTAGTCATCAGAGAACGATGTTTTGACGTATGTTGTGCCGTCGCTGAACTCGAGCTTTTGGCCGTTGTCCACTTTGAGTGTTGCGCCTTGTTCTTTTTTATTTTTGATGATTTCCTCTTTGTTAGAGTTCATCGTTCTAATTGATTTTGCGAAGTCCTTCATTTTGTTTTCTCCTTTTCTGTTTTTTATTATTGCCTATTTTTTTTATCAAGTCAAGAATTTTGTGAGTCCTTTACTTCTTGGACCGTGGTCGGGCCAAGCGTATCTCCTACTGCGTGAGCTGTTATATCAACATTTGTCATATATTCGACAACGTTCTGTTTGGGTAGCGTTGTGTGAATGTCAATTTCAAACGTTGCAACGGGTAAGATCTTTCCTTGATGGTATGTACTGACATTTTGGACGTCATCGTGGCCGCCTGATCCAACATACGGCCAAAGGTCAATGTCTCGAAGCTCGCTGTCAAAATACGATGTGATTTTGTCTGCGACCGTCATGGCGTCTTTCCCTCTGACCTGAATTTCAAACTTTAGCGTACTTTCGGCCCGTTGATGTTCTATCAATGAATCTTCAGTTTGCGTCCATGAGGATATTTCATGTGGCTGTTTGAACTGCGATCTGAGTGTCACGAGACAGTATTGATTTGCAGGTTCCGGTCCGTCTGTCGGTCCGAATATGGTCATCCATCCGCTTGCTTTTTGTACGGCGTCCAGGATGAGCTTTTTGACAGATTCCACTGTATTACTCATCTTGAACCTCCTCTGCTTCTTTGAACCGCAAAGCGTAATAAGATCTGAATCCAGCGTTTTTCAATGTTTCCGGGTTGTTAACGATCATGTATTCCCAGCCGTCTATCAATGCGTATGATTGTTTGCTTTGGACCTTCCCGTTTTGCTGGTATGTATAGAATAGCTTATCTACGCCGTCCGGGAACATTATGCAGTATGCTGCGTCCACGTTTCGTCCTTCTGCAACAATTTGAAGCTTCATTTCGTCCACGTTCAAGAGAATGCAGTTGAGTTTTCTTCTGTTTAATTTTTTCTGTTTCCAATATCCGTCCACGTATTGGCCTGTTTTTTCATATACCTCTATTGCTTCCGGGCATTCAAATGCTTCAAACGTATCTGAAAAGTCGAATGGTAAGCTCATTGTTCAACGCTCCTTATTTCATGCCGCGGTGCATTCTTCATATCGCCGCTATCGACCAACGGGTTATTGATCGGGTTCTTTTCCGTTCCCTTCATAATCTGTGTGTATGGGCTGTTTGGCGGTGTTGTCCAGTCTCGTATTGTTCTTGAAATAATGCTTGCGCCTTCAAGTCCCATTGTGTCCAGGAATTTTTGGACGTCCATGTGTCCTTTTTCAAGTCCTTCCTGGATCTTTTCAAATTTTTCTGTCCATACCTTTTGCCATTCTTTGGCTGCTTCAGCCATAAATTCACGGCGAGGGACACCGATTCCAAAGTTGTTCCAAATGGCCACGTCAATAATGCTGGGGTAAGGTGGTTTGTTTTTTATCTTCCTATGCGCCCATTTAAACTCGTAATGAGGAGCGTTCAGTTGTCCCTTTGGAAATCCTGCAACGACTTTCTTTGTTGTCAGCTCTTTGATTACGGTCTTTAGATCGTATGAGTAATTTGGATGTGTCTGTTTTGTTGTGACTTTAATAGAGAACATCGGCGACACTCCTACTCAGGATCACGTTGCCTTCCGGCATTGTTTCCTCCAAAAGTCTTAGATATTCCACGCCGTATTCTGTTCTTCCGAAGTCGGCCCAGATCGGGTTTTCGCTTCGTGCAAATGCGTTCAGTTCAGATGATTCGCTTAGGCTTGCGTTTGATGCAGATTTACTCGTTGTCATGGCTGCGTTGCTGCCATTTCTCATTCCGAGCTGTTTATAGATTTTACCTACATTGTATTGAAGTGCGAGCCTGTGTGCGACTCGGAGATTAAGAGCATGGCATCTTAGGTCTCCCCAAGCGGTGTCAGACAGGATGTTGTCTTCGATTCTTCCACGTGTAATTATGACGCCTTGGTTTATCTGGCCAAATTCCGGGAACTCTTTCACGAAACCGACATAGCTGAATGCCATGCTTTCCTCCTTTTACTCTAGGTCAATTTTAATAGACCCTTCTTTCTCATACTTTTTGACCTCTGCAACGACGTTTTGTCCATTCTCGTGTCTTTCTACCGGATTTTTTAATTCCTCCGGGACGACAGCGTCATGCGCTGACACTTCTTTTGCATCCAGAGTATGAGTGAGGATGCCTTTATCAAAGAAGCGTTGAATCATTGGGTTTTTGAGAAGTTTTCTCAGAAGGTCGCGATCCACAGTTTTGATTTCCCGTGGAGCTACTGTGATCTGTTCGGATCTGATACCATCCATCAGGCAGATTTTATTCTGGCTTGCGTTTGTGATAATACAAGTGCTTGAATAATTTCCATCTTTTTTTGAGGACGGCTTTTGCGTTTTTGCAGGTTTAGATCCTTTTTGCTTTTGTACCACTTGGGCCTCCATTACCAATTCATCTGTTGCTTTTTGAGGTTTGATAACTCTTGCTTCCCATTCCGAGGTCGGGTTAGTCTCGACCTCGGTTTGGATGTTTTGTTCTTCATTTTTTGTCATTGTGTTTCCCCTTCCAATGAATTAAATACCGTCTACATATAATGTGGACAGGTTCTGACGAATGAAGTAAGAACCATGCTTTTGTTCAGCATAGAATTCTGCTCCCAAGGGAACAGGAACCGGAGCCTGTACCGTGTACGGTAACGGGAACGGTAATCCTTGGTTCTTTTTCGATCTGTCTTGGACGACCATACGGTCTGCGTTGGTCGCACCAGCACCTTTTAAGTACCGGATAGGAATGATCTCTAATTCGCCACCACGGAGGTTCGAGTAGAGGTTGTTCGTTTTCAGGTAGGTCAAGGCAGAAGCGAGAGTGGAAGCTTGAGCTGATAAAGCCATCGGGGTGTTCGCCAACAATGAATATTGGGCCAACGGCAAGAATACCGTATTCGGCAAGAACACGCCTTTTGAGTCTTCCCATACTTTCGTCAGGGCGTCATTGACGTCTTTGACCATTTCAACGCCGGTCTTTGTGGACCATTTCGTATTTGTGCTTGCACCGGTGGCGGCAGACACAACGGTAATGCCGTCATAGTTCAAGAACCCACGGAAGCCAACGGACGAATCGCCGAAGAACGTTGTTTGTTCGATCAGGTTATCGCAGGCTTCACGCATACATTCACCCAAGTCTTGGGCGAGGTTGCTATTGAAACCGAATTGATATTGACGAGCGTCTTCGTTGTTCAACGTAGCACCGACAGCGGAGAAGGCCAACGGAACTTCGATAGCACCGATGGATTGACCGACTTTCGGGATGTCGTTGACCGGGCCTTTACCAATGAACTTGGCAGTACCTTGACGGTCGCGGATCCGGGCAGCGTAGGAAGTTGCGCCGGGGTTGATAGCTGAATTTACTTGGTCTTCTTTAACGACTTTGTACCAGTCTTTATCGGGATATTCCACATCGAAGAACGCGGCGTCCACTTCTGTGTAAATGGAAAACGCTAATTCTTGAGCCGTGACGTTACCCTGTGAACCATAAGTGAAATTAGTAGACATTGTTTATTTCCTCCTTATTAAGATTCCGAGCTTGCGCTGGGCAAAGTTCCGATTTCGATCAAGGCCAATCCGCCTTTAGCGGCACCAGCTACGACCGAAACGCTGTCCAGTTTAACCGTTTTGTTTGTTACTGCTGTACCTGTGAAACCACCGGCTGTTAATCCGGAGACGGAATCATCAGCGATGACCCAGTATAAGTTTCCACCAGTTGTGATAGCACCTTGGGCTTTGACCCAAACACGACCACCAACGCGTTTTTCGCGTAATACTGTGGCTTGTTCTTCTTTTGCCACGTATGTGCGATTGTTCGCGTCCGTGTGTCCGGAATCTGTCCGTACGACGATACCAGCGAAGTCTGCAGCTGTGTCTGTGCCGACCGGCAATTTGATGCATTGGTCGTTCACACCGGCCTTTTTAGCACCGGATAATGCAGCAATTTTTACACCCAAGCCAACGCCGATCCCGTCTGTTTCAGCAACGGAGATGGAGTCGCACAGGTTGATATCGGAGGCATTCGCCAAGCGACCCTCCAAGGCAACGCCCATCTGATCATAGATAGCAGATTGGATGAAGCCAAATTTTGTTCCATGATAAATACCTGACATTTTGTCCTCCTTTTACTTTTTACCTTTGAAACTGAACATACGAGAGACGCCGGTTTTCATATCGGCCGCTTTGTTCATGGCTTGAGCGCCAGGGACGAAACGTTTGTCTGCTTTTTTGTTCTGCACTTTTTGATGAGCTTCGAGAGCGATAGCTTGGAAAGCACCGATTTTGCGGTCTTCGCTCATGTCTGCACAATCAAAACCTTTTTTGTTCAAGACTTTTTCAGCCAAGAACAGAATGCGAGCTTTGCGGTTCATCGCTTTGCAAGCATTTTTAACTTCTTCTTTTTCTTTGTCTTCTTCAAATTCGGTTTCGATAACCTCGTCTTCAGCGACTTTTTGTTCGGCCAATTCTTCAGCCATAGCTTCTTGAGTTTCCGGGGACAAAGCTTCTTCCAATTTTTCTTTGAATTCTTCAATGACCTTTTTCTTTTCCTCAAGCTCGGCATTTTTAGTCTTGACTTCTTCCTCGAGTTTTTTAACTTCTTCTAATGCGTTCTCAACGTCTTTGGCGGACGATGTCTTAACTTCTTCCACCAGATCTTCGGCCTTGGCCGCATCTTCTTCATTAGAAAACTCTACAGATTTGTCGGTGTTGCCGATTTTTACCCGTAATGTTTTGGACATTTTAAGTTCTCCTTTTTTCTTGTTGATTACTCTAACATCTGAACCGCATCTACCCTCCCCTACCGGTAAGAGTAGGACGTGGTTGAATACGATGTTGCCTTGCCTGTATTTATATTGAGTACCATTATAAATGCCGGCTTCTTGGGTAAAGTCCGCCGTATATCCGGCAGATATTTCCACAAGCTCTTTGGCGAGGATCTTATCAACGGTTTCCTTATCCTTGATACGAAGCTCGCAAACAATTTTTCCACCTTCGAGATATAGGACGCCTGATACCTGGCCAACGGTGTTCCCGTCTTTGAGTGAGTTGTCAATTGTGCGCCAGTCGTGGTCGCCAACAATGACGTCTCGTCCTTCTCCGCTTTTCAATGCTTCCGGTGTAAATTCTTCTAATGGGATGTAGACAGGGACAATTTTTTGGTCCGATCCTCCCTCCATAAATTCGCTTTCCAAATAATCGAAAACGCCTTCTTTTAGGATGACAGCTTTGACGAGGGCAATACCGTCCTCATCAACCTTGAAGTTGTTTCCTATTTTGACCCTTGCAGATTTTATTTCCATCGCTTAGACCTTTCTTTATATTTAATGCTAACAAAATTTTCAAACGTTGTCAACATTTTTTTTAATGACGTCATACGGCCCACTTCACTTTCAGTTCTTCGATGTCGATGTAAGGAGCCGGTCTGCACCGACAAAGAATGTCATCTCCCGGGTGATTATGTGGCATGTCCTCTGTGCGTTTTAGCCATGTCTTTCCCTTGTCGGTTGAATACACGGTAGGATCATCCCATCGACACATCAGACCTTCCATTTTATAGTGATTTTTGTGTAGCTTTGTTGTTTTTGTGTAAAGTCCTCCAGGTGTTCCCACCACCCTTTTGTCTTTTGAAGTCTCCCAAATATATTTGTCTATTCCAACGGCCTTCTGCCGAAGGGCGGAAATTGAGCAGTTCATTTTTGCTGTTTGGTCACGGGCCAACACTTTTGCTCGTCCGTCCGACACCTTAAATTCTTCTCGGATCTGCCCGATGAGTGTTCTGTTCTCCGGCATTGGTAATCCCTTGTAATGCTGAAGTACTCTGTCTGCTACGCGAAGGACCATTTCATTCGGTATTGTTTTTATGTACATGGCCGCTTCGTACATCATCATATCAAGGTCTTTCTTGATGTTTTCGTTAATGACCGCGCCCACATCAATTCCGAGTGCCTGTCGAAGGGTTTCCATTGTTTTGTCCCTGTTATACTGATTGATTTCGTTCAGCCATCCCTCGGCCACTTCAGGAGCCAGGCTGTCAAATTGAGTCTGGTATTTCCGTTTAATTTCGTCCAACCTGCGCCCGACTTCTGCCGGTGTCATATATGGATTTATTTGGATCTGTTCCATGACCATATTTATCTCATCTTTGATAGGTTGAGATAATCTTTCGAGAGTTCTCCTGGCCGCCCATTCTATCCTTTTTGGATCCTTCACGGGTTTGGCTTTGACAAACTTCTTATTGCTCGGCTTGGGTGCTTTGTTCAGGATTATTACCGCCATTCATTAGCTCCGAAATTTTTTCGTCTGTTTTTGTATTCAGCTCATCCGGGTTATTCTGATAGGGTATTTCGATCTCCTCGGGGATGTCTTCCTTTTGTATGGGGTTAGTGAATATCTTTTTCGCGTTTATTTCATCCACCACATATTCTGCCGGGATGATGTTTGCGTCTTTTAATGTCGTAAGGATCCTGGCGTACGTTTCGTCAACGTTTGCCTTTTCCTGTCCGTCCAGGTTCCACAGGCTTTCAAATTCAAGTTCGAATTCTTTACGGACATTTGACCATTCTTCCTGGCCAAGGACAGACGGCCCAAGGATGTCAAACAGTTTTTCGTATTTCGGGTCAAGCCGTGTTTCCTGGTAGGAAGCGATTCCGTTATAATAGTTTTCCAGGTCCCCGTCTCCGGTGGCGTTTAGTCCTCCGGGTGCCTGTCCGATGAATCGGCTTGCCGGGACGTCAGATCCGGCCGATATGATTTGAATGAAGGACATCATCAGTTCCGGTACACTTCCGAATTGCGCTCCTGATTCTGCTACATCGATTCCCTTCCCTTTGAGAATAGCGGCCCTATATATACTGACCTGTTCGGCCATTTCCTGCAATTGCCGGATCGCTTCTTCTCCCCTTTTTGTTCCCTCGAGGTTTAGGAGGTTTTCGGTCTTTACCAACATTACGCTAGCTTTTTGCGCGAGTTGGTATGCCGCTTGTTGCGTGCCAATGCACCGGATTATTGAATCCCAGAGCGGAGCCAATACCGATTCGCCGAATCCCTGTGGGTTGATCCGGAAGTTCTGCATGAGCCGCTGCGAGGAATAATTGAAGAGCGGATCCCCATCGAACACGATGATCCGCGATACGTGTGTTTTTATTCCGTTGATGTAATAGAATTTTGGTTTGTCATATCCCGGCGAGAACGGGTCCGTGTCATATTCCGGGTTTGTGATTTGGTTCAGAGAGACGACATTCAGGAATTTAAGGTCTCCTTTGTCAATTTTTTTGATGTCGATAGGAGCGGCTGCGTCATCTTTTTCGCTCGCGACTCCCATGTACAGAGCGCATCCGCCGAGCAGACGTTCCTGTACGGCGCATCGTCTCATTTTTTCCCATCCGCCGATTTTGTCCATTGCGTTCATCAGCTTCATCTTTTGGTCGTCTGTTACGCCAATTAAGTTCGGCTTGATACGGAATGCGTCATTTATCGGGATTTCGACAATTTTTCTAGCTTCCCATGATGTGTAATACAGCTGCGTGTATTTTTGCCACCGGTACCAATAGTTATTGTTATAGTATGGGTTGTTTGTTGCAAACGCTGTTGTTTGGATAGCTCCCCTATCCTGAAAAGAATTCGCGCCAGCTCCTGTGACTAGCGTGTTTCCTACTTTTCTTTTTCCTACGGCTTGCGCCATTTTAGATGATGAATTGAGAGTCTTGGCCATGTTTTTCTCCTATCATTTATTATATGATAAATCATTTTTTTTTGAATTGCAAGGGTTTTGTTCTTACTGCCCTCCTCCGTAATATGTCCAAATGCTGTGAGCCATGTTTGCAGTATCCTCGGCGTCATCGTGCGCGTGGCTGTTATCCTCCGAGAAGAGAGCGCATTCATTTATCAAATAATCGGTTGTCTGTTCTCCTTCCGGTAGGAACACTTTCCCTCCAAACACGTCCCAGGAGAATGTTTTTGCCCTTGAAACTTTGTCGTCCGGGTACTCATATTCCTTGGGTGACCAGGCTACGGCATTTATTCCTTCCCTGTAGAGCGTTTGTTGGAGCGGAGTGCCGCTTGCCTTGTCTTCAATGAAGAAGTATTTTGCCGGGTTTGACATATCTGGATTAGTCCATTTTCTCCACATCATTTTTGCGTGTTCTATCAGTTCAGGGAACTCCCATCTATCGACTATCATTTCACGCATGAGCATTTTGTCCCTGCGAAGCTCCCAGACCTGAATGCAGGAGAAGTCTGCGTTCTTTGTTTCCTTGAATGCGGTATCAGCCGTAATTATGACCTG